CTACCTCGATTGTTTTAGAATTATGCATAAAATTATTATTACTCTTACCAATCATCAAACTGACTATGAGTTGTATTTTGATTTGGTAGATACAAGTATAACACACAAGTGGTTGAAACACCTAAACTTATTTATAGAGGCTGGACAACCATGGGATGATCTTAAGAGATTTTATAACTTTCCAAATTCTGAATACACACATGATCGTGTGGTGGACCATCTACGCAGATTGATACAAACAATTAACGACTATTCTCCTGGGCTAATTCAAAAATCCATTGGACACAGTCCAACACAAGACGACCTAAATTACTTACATCATATATTTGAAGTGTATCATGGGTTGTATGATCAACAATCCAGCAATGAATTTTTTTCTAAGGCTCCAGTTGCGGTACAAGATGCCTTGGGTGATTTGAATATTTGGATTCATCGTTACGAAACATTAAACGCTTTTCCAAGATTTGTTGCAACTTGGAAATACAAACCTTACCGAGACCTAATAGAAGATAATGAATTTGAATTGTTCACCTTGCAGGAGGACTGGGGAGATTTAAGATTGAACTATTGTGAAATTGGTAAAACCTTGTATGACCTGTGGCACGACAATGATCAATATATTGCACCTGATGCTTTCAAACCACAAAGTCACTTGTGTGTTGACTTTACCGTTAGATTCCATTCAGATTCTGCACAAGATTTGAAAAATACTGAGCAATTGATATGGAAATATTTTGAACAAAATCAAGATTTTTTTCACAGACAAGGTTATAAAAAATACGACTCCAAGCTGAGCTTAGGCAGTATAACTTTAGGTAAATTGATTATGACACAATCAAAGTCACAAATAATAGAAATGATTTCCCAACACCAATGCATTAAAAGTATCAAGGTTGCAACAAGTTAAAATTTCACGTATAATACACGTATAATCGACAATACACACATAATATGACTTTTTGTTTTGCACCTTGGAGTAATTTGGAAATACTGCCCACTGGGGAGATACTGCCTTGTTGTAAATTTGGAAGTCAGTCTTATGCACAGACTTTTAACATACAGCATCACACCATAGATGACTACCGGCAAAGTGCAATGTTGTCCACGATCAAACAACAGTTTCAAACAGGTGAGTGGCCCTCAGGATGTGAGCGGTGCAAGATAGAAGAAGAAAACGGCATTGAAAGCAAACGACAACTTGATTACACTCGTTGGAAACATCATTATGACGAATATGATTTAGATAGCAATGCATTGCTGACAGCCAGTTTGGCGCTGGGAAACACTTGCAACTTAAAATGTATCATTTGCGGTCCGGCTGCATCCAGCAAATGGATCAAGGAATACAAAGATGTGTATGGCATACAAGTTCAAAACATTGAAAGTGTGCGGAAAGATTTAATCATTAATATTACTGACATTGCTCCTAACTTGATACACATAGACTTGCACGGCGGTGAACCCATGCTGTCCAATATAGAACAGCATCGAGCATTGTTAGATCATTACATACACACCGGGCAATCAAAAAATATCTCTATTCATTATACCACCAATGCCACCATCTTTCCCGAGCAAAGTTGGCTAGATAGATGGACTCACTTTGCTGAAATTGATTTGCAGTTGAGCATTGATGGTATACACAATCGATTTGAGTATCTAAGATATCCAGCAGACTGGAATACATTAGAGAATCATGCCGAACAATATCTCAAATTACAACAGCAACAGTCAAACATCAAACTCAGTGTGGCACATGCTGTGAGTGCATTTAATATATTTTACATAGAAGAATTTGTAACATGGTGTCAACAAAAAGGACTACCCAGACCCTGGATGGGCAAGGTACATACATCTGCTTGGTTAAGACCTTCAGTCTGGTCAACTCCGGCCAAGTTGGCCATTGTAAATAAATTACAATCAAGTACAATTGAAGATGTGCGTGTCTGGTCAAATCTAATGCAGAACACAGATAACAGCAATCTGTTTGATCAATTCAAACAGTTTGTACAACGGCATGATCAATATAGAAATTTAGATTTTAAAAACACATTCCCAGACCTAGCTCAATACATATGAAACGATGCACCATACAAATACGTGATGAAGTAAACATCAAGATTGAAGGCCTGGACTTGGATGCTCGCAAGGCCTTGGTCAATGCTTTCAAATACGAAAACCCTGCCGCACGTTATTTGCCAGCAGTGAGACTGGGTCGCTGGGATGGTAAGGTGGCATACTTTCAATTGGGTGGATCAACTTATGTGAACCTGTTGCCTGAGATCATGCCCATATTGGAGCGGCTGGATTATGATGTTGAACTGGATGATCAACGGGACTACTCAAACACATTCAACTTTGAACAGGTCTCAGAAACAAGTTTTGCACATGTGACCTGGCCCAAAGGTCATCCCGCCGCAGGTGAGCCCATCATGTTGCGTGACTATCAAGTGGAGATTGTGAACAACTTCTTGGCCAACCCACAGTGCATACAGGAAGTGGCCACAGGCGCAGGCAAGACCATAATGACAGCGGCTTTGAGCAATGCTGTCACACCCTATGGACGCAGTATTGTTATTGTGCCCAACAAGAGCTTGGTCACACAGACTGAAGCAGACTATATCAACATGCAACAAGATGTTGGTGTGTACTTTGGTGACAGAAAAGAATACGGACGTCAACACACCATATGCACATGGCAAAGTCTAAACAACCTGTTGAAGAATACCAAGGCCGGCATAGGCGATTGTACCATAGGTGAGTTTTTGGAAGACGTGGTATGTGTTATTGTGGACGAAGTACACATGGCCAAGGCAGACGCACTAAAGACCTTGCTGACAGGTGTAATGTCGAGAGTGCCGATTCGCTGGGGATTGACTGGAACTGTGCCCAAAGAGAAGTTTGAAAGCCAAGCCTTGCTTGTGAGTCTTGGTCCGGTGATTGGCAAGCTCAGTGCCAGCGAACTGCAACAACAAGGTGTGCTGGCCAACTGTCATGTGAACATTGTGCAACTGATTGATCATGTGGAATACAAAGACTATCAAAGTGAGCTCAAATACTTGCTTGAGGAATCAGGACGCTTGGACACCATGGCTGACTTGATAAACCGAGTAAACGAAACAGGCAACACACTAGTGCTGGTGGACCGAACTGAATGTGGTAGACAACTGGTGGAACGCTTGGGCGATCGTGCAGTTTTTGTATCAGGTGCAACCAAAACAAAAAACAGGCAAGCAGAGTATGATGAAGTGGCTGACGCAACAGACAAAATCATTGTGGCCACATATGGTGTGGCCGCCGTGGGTATCAATATTCCCCGTATTTTTAATTTGGTTCTGGTTGAACCTGGAAAGAGCTTTGTCCGCGTTATACAAAGCATTGGGCGAGGCATTAGACGAGCAGAAGACAAAGATCATGTTCAGATCTGGGACTTGACCAGCACTTGTAAATTTGCCAAGCGTCACTTGACCAAGCGCAAACAGTTCTACAAAGAAGCCAACTATCCCTTTACACAAGAAAAGCTGGACTGGATGAAAATAGGTTGACTTCTGTCACACAACAGTGTATTATAACAACATGCGAATATTAACCCTAGACAACATCCACTACGACTTAGATCATTTGCCTGAAGAAGTAGATGACATGCGGTTTGCTATATTAGACAACTCAAACCCCCAAGAGCCCGACTATCATTTTATTCCACTGATCTTTTTAGAAAGTTTTAATGCGCCTGCACTTGTGCTACGAATAGGAACCAACACCATAAAAATGCCCATGGACTGGCAAATACTCATTGGCGAACCTGAAGTAGGTGATCTAGAAGTGTTACCGTTGACATCAATCAACGATCGTGGCTTTAAAGTATTTCAGTTCAATCCACTCACAAGTTTCCGTCCAAGTTTCCCAGACATTGAAATACTAGATGTGTATCACGAAGTGTCGTGGTATGCACCCAAACTAAAGAATGGCCAGTTGCTTTCTGTGCCATTGAACGATGACCCAGATCCAGACTGTGTGTACTTTGTGAAAGACATCAGTCGCAACTGTGAGATAGTAGACTACAACAAGGCTTGGTAACATGGCATACACCGAACCACAAATATTTGAAATGATCAATCGCTTGGCCAAGATTTACTTGGAAAGTTATCCAGAAGATCAGGAAGGTCTTGAACGATTCCTGCGCTGGGCACATGCACAATATGGCTACAAGTATGGGAACCCTTAAACCCGGCGCCACCTACATCTACGAGCGTGTGGACAATAAAGTGTATGCCCGCGAAGCAGGTGCTGATTCCAGCACTAGACAAGCGGTTGGTTGGGATTATGATCCGGTAAATGGGCATCATGTTGATTACGACAAGCGCACTAGTGATGGCAGGCCCTTGTTTGATCACCTCCAGGAAGATAAAATGTGGGGTGACATCCGGCGACTGGCCCGGACCAATCCCACTTTACAAGATGCTGTGGAACGTGTTATAATGATATACAAACTAATCAAGGTAAATGAATAAAGTTTTTTGTAAAGCTCCTTGGACCAGTGTGTGTTACATGCCTGGTAACAAATTTACTCCATGTTGCCAATGGGCTGGACCACATTTCAACAGCCGCGAGGAAATGACCATGCAAGTGGGTGGTGCTTTCTTACGCAACGAAGTACCTGATGCGTGTCATGGTTCTTGCAAGCCAAATCAATCTGGCTGGCGAGATCAATTTGACAAGTTTAACACAGATTTTGACTCTCATCAAACAAAATTTTTGGATTTTCGCAACAACAATTTGTGTAATCTAAAATGTCGCAGTTGTGGTCCAGGGTTCAGTACCAGTTGGTCCAGCGAAGCCTCAGTAAAAAATATTGTTTTGCATCAGCCAATAGATGTTGCAAACTTGGATCTCAGCGGTTGTAAAAAAGTCTATTTTGCTGGCGGTGAACCTTTGCTGAATCCTCAACATTACGAAGTACTAGAAAAACTCATTGCAGATGGTGCAGATCCTGTGTTGATGTATAGTACCAATATGACAGTGCTGGGTGCCAAATCAAAACATGTAGCAGACCTTTGGCCGGCATTCACCAATATACAAGTGCATGCCAGTATTGATGCGGTAGGTAAACATGCAAGTACAGTGCGTAGTGGCAGTGATTGGGCCACTGTGGAAAACAATTTAAATTGGATGTTGACTCAATCGAATGTTCGAATCAATCTTGCCACAGTAATCAGCGCCATCAACATCTGGTGGTTGCCAGAACTTTTGGAATATTTTGATTGGTTGGCCATTGATCAATTTCAACCAGTGCTGGCCAACATTGGCAGTGACATAGGTATTTCTGTAATACCTACAAAATATCGTGCTATATTAATCGACCAGTTAGAAAAATCAAAATTTTGTGATCAAATCAACATGCAACATGCTGTGACAGCACTGCGAAATCAAGATCACAGTGATCGATGGTATAAATTTTTAACCCAGCAGTTGATCCAAGACAACTATAGATCAGAAATGTGGTTTTCAAACTTGCCTATCAAGCACGACATATATAGACAAGCATTACATATTGGATAATATATGGATCACAAACTAAACATTGCCAATGAAATGCGACAACTGGATCGCAAGAACAGAAACTTTTACAGCGAACTCACAGACGAGGAACGCAAGAAGTTTTCAAACTATCTCATGATTCGTTGGGCGTCATGTGTGGAAGGCTCAAGAGAACTGCAAGAGTTTTATTTGGTTGCCACCAACGAACGACTGAACAAACACTTCTTCAACATCAGCCGGCATCCTGAACTGCAATGGTTGTGTGCTACTACTGTGAGTCCAGACATGGGTACACCCAGACACAACTGGATCTCGCCCAAGAAGAAAGAAACTGGTGCTGGAGCAAGTGGTATTAGAAAACAACTGGCAGAGTTATTTCCCATGTACAAAGAAGATGAGATAGCCATGCTGGCCTCAATGACCACAAAGAAAGAACTTGATCAATACATTAGAGACCATGGCCGAGACACTAAGTGAACTAACCTGCGGCTACTGCAAAAAAACATTTCGACGTGCAGAAAGTCTTGTGGTGCACCTGTGTGAACCCAAGCGCCGCAGATCAGAACGATCAGAACGTGGTGTAGAACTGGGCT